TTTTGCGCTGCGCCCCTCCCCGGCGGGGCGTCGTTCCGGGAAGCGGAACGCGGAACGCCCCGGGGACATTCCGCGCTTTCGGGTGATTCCGTTGGGATTACTTTATATTTCCGTATATTTCCGTAGTTGCGGAAGTTTACGGAAATACAATTGATAATCAATGGATATGTGTAATGTGATATTCCGTGGATTTCCGTAGTTACGGAAGTTTGCGGAAATTTATCTCGCCAAAATCTCGCCAATTTGAAAGAGGTTATTTACCTTTGCTACAAACTACACCCAATGGCAACGATCTATTATTCTCTTTCGGCGCGGAAAAATTCGCTCGGGCAGTCGGAGGTCTTGATGCGCTTTTCTCATGGTCGGATCAATCAACGGGCAAAGACAGGACTGTTCATCTCTCCGACCTATTGGACGGACGGTGCAGTGCATATTCCGAATTTTCGCTTGCGTCCATCCAAGGAGGTGCAGGCCGTGATCGATAATGCGACGCTCGTGCGGCAACGCCTTGCGGAGCTCACGTCGCTTGTGAGTAGAGCTTTCAACGAAATAGGACGGGGAAGCGTGCCTCCGAATTGGTTGCGTTCGCTGGTGGAGGGGAAGGACGATTCAAAGGAGGGAAAAACTCTATGGCAGTATTTCGATGATTTCCTTGGCTCCCGGCTTTTGTCCGTCGGACGCATGAGGTCCTATCATGTCGTAGTCAGGGCGCTTAAAAGATTTGAACAGTATAAGCGGTTGAAATCCCCTTCGTTTGCCCTTACTCTCGAGAATCTGGCCTGCGTGGATATGATTGACGATTTCGAAGAATATTTCCGCAATGAGGCTCGCCTTGCCGGAGCGGCAGGTTTGTATCAACGAGTGTCAGAATCCCGTAAACCGCAAGATCGGGGACTGAACACCGTGAACAGCAAAATGGTCATGTTGCGCGCGTTTCTGAACTGGGCCGAGACGAATGGGTTTATAAATCGCAATCCTTTTAAGAAACGCCGCATCGCACCGGTGATATACGGTACGCCGATTTATATTACGCTCGAGGAGCGGACCCGTTTACAGCATACGAATTTATCGAGGCATCCCGGAATATCGGTCCAGCGAGATATATTCGTCTTCCAATGTCTGATCGGTTGCCGGGTGGGGGATTTGCTTCAGTTGAAACGGGACAACGTTGTGAATGGAGCGATCGAGTATATTCCGCGTAAGACCAAAGAGGGGCGTCCCGTAACCGTGCGTGTTCCGTTGAACGATACGGCGAGAACCATTATCGAGAAATATCGGGATTCGGAACGACAATCGTTGCTCCCGTTTATTTCTTCGCAGAAATACAATGAATCTATCAAGCGGGCGTTTCTTGCCGCCGGACTGAAACGCCCCGTGCAAGTGCTGAATGCCGTTACCCGGGAGCCCGAGATGAAGCCGCTTTATTCCGTGGCTTCGTCGCACATGGCGCGCCGGACGTTCATCGGCAACTTGTATAAGAAGGTGAAGGACCCGAATCTTATCGCACAGCTTTCGGGACACGTGGAAGGTAGTGCGGCATTCGCCCGTTACCGGGACATAGACGAGGAAATGAAGATGGAACTCGTCAATTTACTGGACTAAATTTTGCCGCAATTCCCATACGACCGCTTCGTGAATAGGCGTGCACCACTCGCTGATTTCGAGCAAGGACAGCAGGTATTTGGCGTATTCATTCATGGATTAGACAATTACATTTACAACAAACGAAATCGTGAACATCGGCCCATAACAGGCTGTTCACGTCTCCGGTCAGATAGGCGACCTCCTCTCCCTGCATTGGCATTCCTGAAGCGGCTGCGATGTCGTCGCAGAGGTGTCTGAGTTCGTGTTCGAACGAGTTGAGGAATTGCGCCTGCGAGGTTGCGAGGCCCACGACGACCACGGACCGGCGCATCGTCTTGTTCGAGTAGGTGAACCCCGAATCCATATCCGCCCGCAGGAGGTTTCCCCTCACCCGTTCCAGAATCGTGCCGGGACACTCTATCTCCTTCAAAGAGGAGAGGATAGAGCGCGTATGATAGCCATGCACGGCGAAATAGAACCGCACGCGCCATCCATACTTCCCTATCCTCAAATCCCGGATTTTCATAGCGTCGAATATACCTTTTCGAACCGCACCCACGCTTCGGCCAGCCGAGGCCGGCTCCTCGTCCGATTACAGCACATCGTCCCAGGGTACATTTGTTCCCGACCCGATCAGATCGGCGAAATAGCGCGTGAAGGGCATCCCGGGATAGGCGTCCTCGTCGTCGATGTAGTCCTTTACGAATCGTGCGAGCTGCTGCTCGTCTCCGATCGACGATCCCCAATAGTCGGACTTCGCCATGTTGGCGACATATACGCAGTCGTATCCGTTATCGTGCTTGAGGACTATTTCGTATGTTTTGAGCAGCTTGTCCACCTGCTCTTTGGTGAGGGGTTCGAGCTTTTTCCCGTTGCGGTCCTTCATGCGTCCGACGGCGAATTCGCACATCTTCTTCGAGAACGACCATCCGTTCTTTTCGAGATATGCCCGAATGTCGTCCGGCATCCTGTCGTGTGCATCCAGTCTTTCTCTGTCCATACTTCGGAAGTTTGAAGAGAGGGGATTTCTCCCCTCTCCGGATTCTACTTAGCGATAGCGGTATCGCGAATAAGGACCCGTTCCCTTCACTCCGCGCCGCTCGCCGTACTCGTCGCCGCCATACTCCCCGCCACGTTCTCCGTAGCCGTCGGACGTATAGCCGCCCATGTGGCGCTCTCCGTATCCGCCGCGCATTTCGCGCCGCGCATCCTCGTAGCCGCACTCGTAGGCTTCGCGCATCTTGCGCTCGATCTCCTCGCGTTCGCCGTACCCGTCACCGCGGTACCGGCCTTCAATTTCCCACATTCTCATCATTTGCTCGTTTTGGAAGGTGTCTGCGATTTAAGAAAGGCGTCCAGCGACGACTTCATCGAGAGGAATTCCGCCTGCATCTGTCGCAGTTGTCCGACCTCTTCGCGGAGTTTCTGCATGTCTTCGTCCCGCTGCGCCTGCCCGGCATACGCCGGACTGATCTCGCGCATGATCTGGTCGAAGAGCTCGAGATTGGCCTTGTGCCGCTCGTAGGAATCCACGACGTTCTGGCTTTGCTGCCGCGCGGCGTTCACCGCGTCGATGAGCCGTTCGCGTGTCGTGGTGACCGTGAGCCCGTCCTTCGTCACCATGTCGGCGTTCACCGGGACGACCCATTTCTGGTCGCCTATGGGAAAGCTGACGGAGGGCTGCGAAGGCGGGAAGTTTCCCGGTGCGGGGAAATAAGGCTGCGGCGCCTCTTCGAGCGTAGCCATGTAGTATTTGGGCGTTCCGCGCAAATCCAGTACGTACACCGGCGCGCCTTTCGTTAAATTCGCAAACATCTTCGGTTAATGGTTTTGTGAAAGCTCGGGGAGAGACCGGGGCCCCTCCCGTCGCCTTCGGTTAATTGTTTTTCGTCTCATCAGACGGCTCCCGTCATCAGTTGCAGTGTGTCGGTCTGTTTGTCGTACCAGAGCTGGAATACACCGGTTCCCGGAATGTCCGAGACGGTGACGTTCGCTCCGTTGTACGTCGTCAGATTCTTCGTCTGCCCGTTTGTCTCGAAGAGCACGGGGAGCGTTCCCGTCGTGCCGGCGGGAATGGCCTGCGCCAGTTCGACCAGCACGAGCCCCCGATACCACGAATTCGCGAATGCGTGGTTGGGGAAGGAGAACACGACGCCCGTGGTCTCGGCCGTCACGCCCGTAGTCTTCAGAACGGGGATACCTCTGCGGTTTACGTATTGAAAAGGATATGCTGCCATAGCGACCTCCTTTCCGTACTAACCCCAGAAGCCGTTACCGTATCCGGGAGCCCCGAATCCGAATCCCAGGCCGTACTGCGCGGCCACGCATGCCGGCATTGCGTACACCTGCGGATTGGGAACCACGGTCGTGGGCGGCAAGCCGCACTCGATCTTCGCCAGGCGGTTGCTCAGATCGTTGATCGCGGCGTTCACGGGAGCCACGGCCTGGGCCTGCGACTGCATGATCGTCGCGGTCTGATGCTCCTGCGAGAGCTGTCCGGCCAGCGCGGCGCTCTTGGCGCGCTCGGCGTCGAGCTTGTTCTGCATTTCGCGCATCTCGAGCTGGCAGAACTTGTCGTTGATGATCTGCGTCTGGGCGTCGATCTTCGAGCCGAGGACGTTGAACTGCGTGTTGGCGTTGCTCGTCAGGGCGTTGGTCTGATTGAGCGTTGCCAGCTGGCTTTCGTAGCCCTGCCGCTCGATGGCCGTGCGGACGTCGCAGCAGCAGGATGCCATCTGCGAAAGGACCTGCGAGTTCCCGGCCTGAATGGCGTTGATGATCTGCTGCGCCGAGAGACCCGACTGTGCCTGAATGTTGCAGAGCGCCGTCTGAATCTGCTGTACGGAACAGCCCAGCGACGAGGAGAGCTGCGAGATGGCCGTGCCGTTGCCCTGGATGGCGTTCATCAGCAGTTGGCGCCCGGCGTCGCCGTTCAGCTCGGCCGGGAGGTTCGAAAGGCCTCCGCGGCCGCCGAAGCCGCCCCAGCCGTTGCCGCCCCAGATGGCCCAGAGCAGGATCATCCACATCCACTCCCAGCCGTAGCCGTTGCCATAGCCGTTGCGGTTGTTGCCGTTCATCAGGGCGGCCACGAGGTTGCCGTCCATCGCGCCGCCGTTGTCGAACACTAAAGTTTTCTCGTTCATGTTATTGACTTTTTACATTGTACGCTCGCGTCGGGGAGCGCATGCCGTTGAGCTCACGATGCAAAAGTCTCTATTCCGGGCAGGGCGGACAATCGTTTTAATCGTTGTACGAACGCAGTTTGGACGCAATACGAACCGTCAGCATTTCGAACATCTTGCCGCTCTGACGCCTGCGCAGATCGAACTGCGAAATCATCTTTTCCACAGGTCGCCGGGAGTAGTTCATGAGGGTGGAGATAACCGGAGCATGAAACCCTTGTCGCCATAGGAAGTGTACCAGCAGATACCGGGCGTCTACGATTTCGGCGTTCTTGGCTTTGGACAGAATCCGCTCCTCGGGAATTTCCGTTTCTGCGGCTACGGCGGCGAGGATGTCCTGGAATACTTCAGATTTGCACATATCCGGGAAAATTTTTCTATATTTGCATACTCTCTTACCATGAAATAGGTGCAGCAACACCGTTGGAGGTTTTATGCCCCTGTCGTGGTGTTGCTGCACCTTTGTTATCCGGTTAGAAGGTAAGAGAGCTTCCGGATAAAGGCGGGGGCTTTTTTACGCCTGCCCCCGAAGGCTCCATTTCAATTCTTTCTGAAAGTCACTTCCGCCATAGCATCACTCCTATCTGCGCCTGGCCGAAGGGAGTTCCGTTGTGCGTGTCGTATCCGATGGCTGCGGACAATGCCAGCCGTCCGAAGTTTTTCCGTCCCGTGACCCCTACCCATACGCCGCCTGTCCGGTCCGCATAATAGACGCCCGCTGCGGGTCCCGCTTCCCATCCGTAGGGATCGCGGACGGTGCGTATCTGCGTGACGGTGCGTCCGTATGTCTCGATGCGTTCGAGTGTGGGGCGGTATCCTCCGACGGCTATTCCGCTCACCACGGCATAATAGGTACTGTCACGGTACTCCCGTCGTTCGAACGGCAGTCGTACCGGCACGCTGTCGGTTCCATCCGGTACGATTACGGTTTTGAAGACCGTATCGGCCGGGGCGAAAAGCAGCTTCGGGATATTCACGGACACGAGCTGCCGGGAATGCGTGACCGATTGCGGCCGCTCGAAGAATACCGTGTCGATCCGGGTACGTTCGACGACGCTGCCCCCGACGGACCGGCGGCCGAGCCACCATCCGGCGAGGAACAGGCCGAGGAGCGCGAGCAGGACGAGCAGGGTTCGGGCGTTTTTCATTTGTTCAGCATGAAGAGTTCCCACCCTGCGGCAATGTCCGCGGCTTTCGCTTCGGCGCCGTTTTCCATGCGCGACATGGCCGCCACGATCGGGACCATCACGTCGCGGTTTGTCGTCGTGATGCGGCTGTCGGCCGGCACTCCGGACCATTCGGATACGGCGCGGATGTAGGCTTGGGTGTCGTTCTCGTTCTCCGGGGCCCACCGGGTTATCATCCGGCGGATGGTGTCGCACCCGTGCAGGCGGCTGTAGTTGTTCAGCAGATGAAACATCGCGCGGTATCCCCACGGCATCGTCTCGAATTGCTTGAATGCCCGGTCCTGCGAGGGTTCCACCTCGCCTTTCCAATGTACCCCGTCGAGCCGGATATTGCCGGGGTTGTTGTTTTTCAGTCCTCGTGTCATTGTCTATTTGTTTTTCGGTTCGTTTTCTTCGCTTTCTTCGGTATTGCCGCCCGCGGTATCCGTGGCGTCCTGTCCTGCCGCATCGTTTTTGAAATTGCATTCGTTCTTCTTGTCGATCGGCGGCTGGCGGTCTGTGCATCCGATGCGTTTGCATTTGAGAATCTTCAGTACGGCATTCTGCGTCGTCAGTCCGTTGTTCTGATCCCTCAGATGGCCGATTTTCCTGTATAGTTCGTCGATCTTGACGCTTTGTGCCGATACCTTCGCTTCGGCTTGCTCGTAGAGCTCGCGCCATTGTGCCGATGCGGTGGTTTCGTTTTCGAGTTGTTTCGCGCGTTTGTTCTCGCGGCGGTACAACAGCGAGATGAATGCGCCTCCGGTGAGGAATGATCCGCCGAGCGAAACGATGATAGTGCCCCAATCCATACCTCACTCTCCCTTGATCCGATTACCGATGTATCGCCGGACGGATTGTCCGGCGAGGGTTGCGACAGCTCCGACGCCTGCTCCGATGAGGAAGGGGAGCATCATCCCTACGGGCATGAGCTTTGCGATGAAATACAGCACGATGACGGCTGCGATCACGATTGCGATGATGACAAGTGTCTTTTTCATAATGTTATGATTTTAAGGTAAGAGATTATTTTCCGTCCCCGGTCTCGGTGCCTAAGTTCTGATCGAGGCTGTCGATGAATGCCGGCGAGAGGGTCAGTGCGAACTCCCTGAGCAGTTGCACATCCGCTTCGTCGAGCTCCACGGGCCCGTCGGAATGAAAAATGCGCATTGCGAGGTCGTGCATGCGGATTCCTCGTCCCGCGAGGTAAAGCGAGTTGGCCAGCTCCTCGCGGACGTCGAACGGGCGTGTTTCTTTTCGGGATATTCCCGTGTAGAGCCTGAACTTCGTGAAGTCGATCTGTGTCTTGTTGTCCATAGTCGGTATGATTGCATGTTCGTTTATGCTTCGTAGCTGAACCACATTACCCAAGCATCGAGATTTTTGCTGTACTGAATGGTTACGCATCGTCGCCCGGTCCACGATATTTGCGAACTGGGGTTGTTGCTTCCCGTCACGTAGATGTCTCCGTTGTTTTGCGCATTGATGATAATGCTGTTGCCGCTGTGGAGCTTCCGAATCTCGTATCGTTGGTCCGGCTGCGGATTCGAGGGCAGATAGAATGTCGTGCTTCCTTTCGACGTATTGACGAAAAACACGGTCTCTTCTTCGTCACCCTTCAGCGTGTATGTCCCGTTGTCGTACGATCTGGACATGGGGCGGAATCCGGAGAATGTTCCATTGGGGACATATATCGCGGCATGGGAGTTATCCCCCATATCGACGATGAGCCCTATACCCGTCGATCCGTAGTGGTTGTATAGGGCGGCCGCCACTTTCCTATTCTTATATATTATGTCGCCGATCATCGCATACGTATCCTTCTTTCCGTTTTTTATGACGCTCGGAGACAGGTAGAAATATTCGGACCCTGTCAAATTTTGCGATCCGATGTATCCGGTCCCGATCGTGAAGCCCGCAATCGTTCCGGCTTGTGCGACCAATTTGCTCGTGTATAGTGTTCCGTCCCCGTATATCCGGGTTTTCGCCACCGCCACGTTCTGAATGCTGGTAGCGCCAGCGAACATCATGAGAATCCCGTGCGTTGTGTCCTTGAATCCGGCATTGTTGAGCGAATCTACGCCTCCTCCGTATAACCCGGCCACTACCGCCGCGGATGCCGACGTTCCGTTCTTCACGGCCATCAGCCGCGATAGGAACACGCCGTTGTTGTCCACGGTATTGTTCGGGAATACGAGCTTGAGGTAGTCGTAATCCTGCATCGAGGTCTCGATGTCGGCCACCTTTCCGTCGGTGTACTTCTGGCTTACGGCATTGAGCACGTCGATCTCCTGCGCGTAATACGCCGTGAACAATACGGCCAGCCCGGCGCGGTCGAATCCCGGGGTGTTCGATGCGGTGTAGAGCGCATAGTCGTTGAGCTTCACCCGGAGGCTGTTTACCGCCGCGAGCAATCCGGCCGTGCTGATTCCCGCCGCTTTGGCCATGTCGCGCACCCGATAGTACGACCCGTTCGTCGCCGACAGCGAATCCAGCACCACATCCGTGCGGGCATACCCCGAAATGTTCTCCCATTGTGTCCGAATGGACTGTTTTTCCGAGACGTCGAAGATCGTGTCGTCGTTCATGTCGGCTATCGCCTTGCGGGTGGTCTCGGCCTCCTGCTGCGTGCTGTTTGCCTGCTCCTGAAGGGATACGAGCGGTTCGACGGACGTTTTTAGGTCTATTGTCTGCTCATTGACCGTATAAGCTTCGGTGTGCAGTACGGGTGTCCCGGCATTCGTTGCGAAGAATCGGTACACTCCGCCGCCCCGGACATATATGTATTCGTTCGAGGAATTCGTCATCTGTCCTACGGAGCCGATGGGTCTGCCGTCCGCATATCTGTGCTGATACTCCTCGACCACTCGTTTGTCGTAGTTCGATCCCCATGAGTTTCCGTTGTTGTACCATACCGCCTGGCATGAAAACCGATTCTCGTTGTATGTCCCCCACACGGGTTTTCCGGGCTGCGTGTCGCTCAGATTCACGCGGACCGTGATTTTCGACCGGGCGATGCCGTTCAACTTGATCGTCACGGGATAGTACGTGTTCTGATCGAGCTTCGAGGCGTCGATCTGCGTCTCCACGCCGTTTACGGCTTCTCCGGCGGTCTCGTCGGCGTACTTCTCCTGATCCGCGATGGACGGCGCCCAAGTAGAAGGAATTTTGTTTCCGACAGCAACGAACTCATGTTTGATATACAGTTTTCCGGAAACCGGTTCGCCCGAAAAGTCTCTGAATATGGGATACAATCGCGCATGTTCGATCTCTTTGTCCTGAACCTGCGAACTGAAAACGTATGTCTTTTCAAATGTCCCCCTGTCCGGAATGTCGGATGACGAATATCGGGCAATCCATTGATCCGTATTATCGGTGAAATGCACCTTGATCTCGAATCCCAGTTGCGGAGCTTGTGCATTCTCTCCTTTCAGTTCTACCCGATAGGTGATCTGCTTCCCGCGTATTAACGTGTGGTCGATATAAATCACCGTCTCGGCCCCGTCGTATCCGGAGGTATTTGCTTTTGCCGCAACCCAATCGGCATGCGAGCCGTCGACAAGGTTCACGGCGGAAAACTGAATATCATCCACCTTCCCCTGCGAGATCGCATCGGCCACGAGGTTCGAGAACCTGCTCACTTCGGCGTCGTAGGCCGCGAACGCGGCATTGTAGGCGGATCGCTGTTCGGCCGAGAGCGTCGTGTCCGTGTCGTTGTTCACGGCCACGGTGCCCGTAAGGAAATTCACGAGTGCGAAGTATGCCGCCGCAAGGTCGGCTATCGACACGCCGTATGTCGCGGCGTCGTTCTGATAGGAGGTATATGCCTCCTGAATCTGCGCGAGGCGGTTTCGCAGGGATGCCTTCTCCTCGCGCGAGATCACGCCGTCGGAGGACATCTGCCGCAGCCGCACCTGACTGTCGTCCACTAACTGCCAGTCTGCGGCCGACGCGGTTTCCTGCTGCCCCTTGTCGGCATTGGATATATAGACGGTCGTTTCGAGCGCTGCCCCGGCCCCGGACGAGCGGAACCATACGTCGTTCACCGAGTAGGGCACGGCGGGCGTCGTCGCCCCGAAGAATATCCGCGCCTTCGTCCCGGCCAGCCCGAGGGCCTCGCGTGCCGTGGCGATGGCTGCGGCGCCTCCGCTGTCGGCGATGCGCACCCATTGGTAGGCGTTGTTCTCGAAGGCGAACTTGTAGCGCTCGTAGGCTGCCTGGCCATCGACCGTGGTCTTGCGGTCGTAGTAGTCTCCGATATGCCGTTTGCGCTCGGTGTCCGAGGTCCATTGGTTCGCCGGGTAGTTCGAGAGCGTCGGAACCTCTTCGCCGCCCCACGAGACGATCGACCCGTCGATCTGGGCTTGCAGGTCGGGGAGGATCGTCTCATTGATGTTGTTCACGACCCCCTGCAACTCCTGCGAGAGCTGCAAGGCTCCCTGCGAGGCGGTGTTCACGGCCGTGAGCATGTATTTGTTTGCCTCCTCCAAGCGTGTCCCGAAAGTCCCGTAGGCGTTGTTGAATAGGGTGTACTTCGCATCCACGTCGGCCTGCTCTTCGGGGGATGCGATGCCGTCGTCGGCCGCCGTGGCGATCGCGGCGAGCAGATCGGCTGCGGCGGTGTCGAAGGCGCTCTTCGCGGCCTGCAAGTTCGACTTCGCCGTGCCGCCCAGCAGCGGGTTGCCGTATATCTCCGCATAGGCGGCATCCGCAGCCTTCCGGGTTTCGTTCACCGAGTTCGTGTATTTCCCGATGGCGGCCGCCTCGGCGCGGTCCACGATGCCGTCGGCGAATGCCTCGTCGGTGAAGTTCTTGAGCGAATCGACCCCTGCGGCGGCATTGTCGGCGGTCTGCTGTGCGGCGCCTATGGCTTCTTCCTGATCGGCGATAGAGGGAGACCATGCAGTCGCTTTGTTTCCTTCCTCCATCTGTGCCATCCGGAAGGCTACTACATATGATGTTTGGCCATTCAACAGGTAGCATACGAACTTGTTATCGGTAGTTCTTTGCTGAAGTACTACCCGTACCCATTTACCTACTTCATTATCGGATAGAGAATACTTGTAGTTGCCATATCCTTCGATGCCAACGCCTATATTGCATGCCTGCTCTGAAAATACCCATACGGAAGATACGACATTCATGCCGGCTTCAAATGTCTGATTGCATCGAACACCTCCATTTTCAGAATTGCGGATTACCGCGCATTGATAGCCTTGATATTTTTCGTAATATACATTGGCTACAATTTTGCTCCAATTCTTTGTCGTGAGGGATTTGGAATCATCGAGCAGATTCTCCCCGCCGATCTGTATGCCGGCGACCTCCTTCTTCGCCTCCTCGGCCTCCTTCCGGGCGTCGTCGATCTGCTGTTGCTGGGCCTTGAACTCGGAGAGGTTTCCCAGCCCGGACGAATCGGCCCCGAACGTGACGTCGGCCTTGATGCGCAGCCTGCGGCGCTCCTCGCCCTCCTTCTTCTGGTAGGTGATCCAGGAGGCATTCGGGTCGGCGAGGTCGCGGTCGCCGAAGAACATGTCTCCGTAGGCATACATGTACGCTTCGCCCGTCTGGGGATTCACGCCCATGCCGACGTAGTTCTTCTCCGAGAGCGAATAGGCGTCGATATGGGCATACACCTCGACCGATCCGCCGTCGAGCGGGTTGATGACGATGGCCGACTGACGCGTTATGTCGCTGCGGTTGCCGAACTGCGCGATCTCGTCGCCCGCCTCGGGAGAGGCGGATCCGTCCGCGTCGCTCTTCGACAGCTCGACGTAATCCTCCCCGACGGCCGTGACGAGCCGCCAGTAGTATTTTATGATTGCGTGCTGCGTGGGATCGTATCGCTGACACCGCACCTGGTCGCCGGTCGTGAGGCCGCTGTAGCGCCGCCCCTCCTTGTTGTCGTAGTAGCAGCGGAATGCCGTTTCCAGCTCCTCGACGCGCGTGATCTCGCAGCCGCCGTTGGAGAAGACCGTGGCGCCGACACGGAACGTCACCTGATTGATGACCGCCTCGTTGAAGATGGCTTCCTTACGGATTTTCAGGATGTCCGCCTCCAGCACGGCGTTGCCGTTCCTGTCGCGGTAGGCGCCGAATCCCGATCCGGAAAAATCCCCCTGACGGAAGTCTTTGGAGACAACCGAACCGCCTATCGTGATGTCTTTGTCGAACGTCGTGCTTCCGAGGACCGTCCCGCCTTTCCGTTTGTTCAAAAAGAGCGTTTCGGTGGCTAACGCCGAATAGGCGTTGTAATCCGTCGGAAGGGTGGTGTCGTATTTGGATCGGATCAGATAGATGCCGACCCCGTTCACCACTCCGATACGCTCGGCATAAGCCGATTCTTCGATGTCCTTCTCGATGGCGGCCAATCGGGAGTAGGAGGTGTTGTCGCCGACGGTATATGTGGCTATATACTCGTTGTAGAGTTTCTTTTCGAATCCCTGGATGCGCGATTGCCGGCCGCTCGCTCCGAAACGGGGGTCTTGCAACAGCACCTTTTGCCCCGGATCGTAATTCTTGTCGTGTCGCTGGCAGTACACGGGGTTCGTGGGACAGTCGTACACGTCCGTGTCGCTGCTGTTTTTGACCGCCCAGGCTTTGCCTGCTTTCAGCAGTTCCTGCTCGGCCTCCTTGATGCGTTCGTCGGGAAGTTTGACCCCGGTCAGCACGAAGGTGTCCCCGGCGTCTATATCGAGGCTGTCGTTCGGGATAATCAGTTCTTCGCCGTCGCCGGCATCCTCGATGTCTGCGACGATCTCGAATTTGCGGTCGAACGGATTTTGTTCGGGGTTCCAGGCATCCGGGTCCTGGAATTCGCTGCCGAGCTGGATATCGAAGGTCCTGCCGCTCAGCGGGCCGCTGGTGATGACCGCCTGCAACGTCTCGCCTTCGATTAAATCCGTCGGGACGAACGGTGCGTCCTTTGCATAGATGATGCGCGCCTTGTATTTCGTTCCGTTGCTGGTTTGCCGGTCCTGCGAGCGGTCCACGGAGGTCACCGTATCCGTATTTTTGGGATATATGTCCTCGAAGTAAACGACTTGTTCCACGACGTCCGCGGGTTTCAGATTCTCCCGGGCGTCGATGTATTCCTGCCCGTTCGGGAGGCGCAGCCGCACCTCGGAGACGTGATTGGTCGTTCCGCCCTGCGGAGCCTGTCCGTAATCGGCCGTGAGGTTACGGGTGGACCCGAAGACGAAGAATCGGGTTCCGTAGTTGGCATCGTCGCCTTTCTTGGCCGGAATCGACGTCACGACGTCGCCCCGCTTGAATACTTCGGGCGTGCCGAACTCCAGCTTCCCGAAGTAAATCCATACCTCGGCGCCGTTCTCCACGGTCCACCACTCGACGTCGAACGTCTCGGCGATGGTGTTGATGGCATCCCAGCAGGAATCTCGGTCGAAGGAGACGAGTTTCGTCACTTCGGCGAACTCTTCCGGTACGGCAGCTACTTTCCAGTTTTCGCCGCCCAGAAACGCATTCATGTTGTCGGCGATCAGATTGCCGAAGGATGCGAGGTCGGTCGTGTCGTGAAACGTCGTTTCGGGATTCTGTCCCTGCAACCATTTGCATTTGCGGCGCTTCATGTGGTTCTGCTGAGCCCAGAATTGAAGCGAATATTTGTAACCTCCGGTCGTGTCGTCGAACTCGGGCCGCACATTGGACATGATCTCGAATTTCCGCCCTTTGTACATGACATAGGAGCCGCGGGGAAAATCCGCGGGTTCGAGAAGATTGAAGGGCAGCTCAATATAGTAGTCGCCCATGAGGACATATCTGATAACGGCGTCCGTTGTGACCGGAGCGTCGAGAATTGCTTCGCCGGAGGTGTCGTATATCGTCATTTCGTCGGAATCTGCGACCTGTATCTTCACAGGCACGAGACAAAGGTGGCGATGTCCGGCACATTATGCAAGATTTCGGGCGATAAAAATAAACCCCGCCATCACAAAGGCGGGGTTTTGGTGAAATTCATGGTGGATTAGCCGTTTTTCTTGAATCCAATGGGTTCTCGCGGTTTCTTGACTTCGGGGATTCTGACCGACAACGCAGCTATGGCCTCGTATATATTGTCGAGCTCCTTACGCATATCCTCCGACAAATCGTTTACTGCCTCGGCGTTGTCTTCATCGGCTCGCTCCAACAACGCCAGCCGGGCCCGTATTTCGGATAGCTCCGCCGTTACGGTTGTCGTGGTCGTGATATAATTGCGCATTGCCACGAAAGCCCGCATAATGGCGATATTTACCTGTATGGCCGTTCTGCTACGTAAAACACTCGAAAGCATGGCCACCCCTTGTTCGGTAAAGGCAAACGGCATATAACGTCGGCCGCCTCTTTCGTTTGAGATCACAATTTGTGATGTCAAACTGTTTTTGAGGTAGTTATATTCGGGTTCGGTGATTTCAAACATAAAATCTTCAGGAAACCTTTCGATATTGCGCCTTACAGCTTGTTTTAGCGCTCGGGTCTCCACTTGGTAGAGTTCCGCCAGATCGAAGTCCAGCATCACCCGCTGACCCCGTATCTCGTAAATCTTGCTTTGGATGGGTTGTTGTAATTCCATAGATACAAATGTAGCATTAAAATCGTAAATAAATAATATATGCGCTACGTCCGATACCGATTTTAGGAAAGGCCGGAGGATGATCTTGGCTTTCTTTATTCCCGGGCCGTTCGGTCTGCTGGATTGGGCTCGCGAAATTTCACCGCCAGTTTGCACGCCCGAAGACGGTAATTCTCGAACTGGGCGCTGCTGCGATATATAAGGTTGTAAGTGTTCCCCAAATCCGGAACATACAGTTCTACGCTCCCTTTATGCAATTCCGCGGCAAAAGCCGAATAATTGGCGAGGAATGCGGCTTCGGTAGGTCCTTCTATAAGAAACGACAACGTGACATCGCGCTCCTTCTTTTTTGGATCGTCCGGAATGATAACCTCCGTCCCCGATTTCAAAGGATCGTCATTTTCTACAAAATCCTTTAATGACGGAGGGGTTAATAATTCCGCGTAAGCGCCCGAAAGGAGCGTAACGCCCATTGACGCCAATGTCTTTTTGTTTATAGTTACACCCGACGTTGCCATACCTACATATTGTCAAGTTTCTTGTTTATAGCAATAAGAGCGTTCGCCATTGCGGGAATGCCTTTTAACAGAGGCGCGGTATTGCCGTTGATCGCGGCCACATCCATAGCCATAATAGCCAGACGCTCGTTTATCTCTCGCTGTATCGATGTCTGCTCTATGTTGTGCGTTTTTATGAAATCGAGGGCAACGGCCATAATGCCGACCTTGCCCTGAATATCGGTAAGACGGCCGTTCTGCTCCGCCATTTCTTCCTGCGATGCGACCTTGTAGCCCCGGGATGTACCGGATTGCGACGCCGCAGATTCTGGGATTAAATTATCCAAAATGTCATCTGGGAGCGTCTCAATCATGGTTCCAAACAAGTCTTCTACATCATTTAAATCAGATTTAAAATCATCCATTGATGCGATGATCCGGTCCATGATTGTTTTTTCATCAAACGTACCATCTCCAAACCATCGTTTTTTGTATTCATCAAATATATCCCCCAATGGCTCCTCTAAAAATTTGGATACCAGCATTTGTCGGACGATATTAGCAACAATCTCGTCAACCTTATCGCCCCATGCTTCTGCGGCATCTTCCCCAGCCGCAAATGCGTCGAAAAAAGCATTGCCGAGTTCTGATGCTATTTCAGCAGCACTACCACCGATAATATCTTCAACAAGTTGGTTAATGACCTCTACGGCCTCATTGCCTAACTCCTCAATCTGGCGTTTCCAATTTTCTATCTTGCCCCTGTCCGTTTTCTTTTTATCTTCTTCTTTGTTAATTTGCTCTTGAATGAGAAGCTGTTGTCCTGCCAAATTGTGCAGCTGCTCTTTTGCCTCGGAGAATCTTGCTGAGCCTAATGCCTTATTAGCAGAGTATTCTATACTGGCGTATTCCTTTGCCAGCTTATCGGCCGTCTTCTCCCTGATTTCATTCGAATATACGTGGCTCCCTATTAGTTTGTCCAACGAACTTGTCGCACCGTGTAATTCCAGCACTTCTTTCGTGGTCTCGGCATACAGTCTTTTAACCCGCTGGAGCGAACTTTCCGTGTTTTTGGCCAGCCGAACGGCATCTGCATTGTCAACCTCCCATTGCAACTGATCTATCCGTCGTTGCAAGCGGTCAATCTCATCTTGAAGCTGATCGTCGAAATTGAATAAATTTCCGATGCTCGCAATGGCGGAGAAGGCGCCTGTTATTCCCCCAATCCAATCTCCATACGAAAACCCGGCTACAGCCTGGCCGACGCCTCCCGCAATACCGGCCAAGTTACCGATTGCGGAGACGGTGCCGTCATCTGCACCGAAAGATGCGGCGGCGGAGGCTATGCCATTGAGCGAAGCCTCGATAATACTTAAGACTTTGGCGACACCTTCCCACGCTTCCTGCCGCTCCCGAATCGCATCTATGGCTGCTTGGCTGGCCGTTTTTCTGTCTGCCTCATCCAACGTCTCGTTGTATTTTTCCTGCAAAGCGATAGCCTTTTGCTGGGCGGCTTTATAGTCCTTGAATCCATTCACAACGGCTGAAAACGGATTTTTCCTTGCGGCAGCTTCCGAGGCCTCTTGCAGTTGCTCCGTTACGGCTTTCAGGTTAATCGGGTCGAGGTCGACATTTCGGAGTTGTTCGTTGATATTGTCGATGATTCGCCGGATTTCCCGGCTCGAAAGCGCGTCGAGGTTCTGGAATAAATTAATCCAGTCGTCGGTTTTCATCAACTCGTCCGCCTTGATTTTGCCGACCTCCTCCGTCTCGCGTTTGTTTATCCGGGGAATAAGGTCGGAGCGGCCGTTTTTTGTCACTTCTTCCCGGGCTCTGGCGGCTTTCGCGCGTATCTTGGTAATCTTATCCTCCATCGTGCCGTATTCGTCGACAATGGCGTTCAGACTGGCCGCGATTTCCGCCCGGTCGATTTTAACTCCCAGGTCGAATGCCTGGTCTAAATCAATGTTTCCGCTCTTCAGGGCATTGTCGACCCATTTTCGCAATTCGTCGTATTTATCCTTGATTCCGGCAATACGTCGATCCTCCTCCGAAAGCACATCGTCGGTTATTCGTTTGTAAATGGAATCGAGCTCCTCCGCATATTTTATTTCAACCGCCGCTCTATCGTTTATTCCTTCCGTTTGTATATTGGCGCGACGCTCCTCGAAGTCGTGCTCCTGCTCTTTCGTAAGCGATTTTCCCTGCGCCTCTTGTAATTTTTGCCGTTCCTTGTCGATCTTGGCGAGTTTCTGTTGGGTGCGCATGTCGATCTCGGCTAACTCTTTCGCTTTGCCTTCGCGCATGATGTCTATACGCGACTGTTCGAGGGCCATATCATTGGCCAGAACCTGTTCCGACAGTTTCTTCTGGGCTTTGGCGGCATCCGCTACCGTCTTGCCCGAGACGCTGTACTGCTTAATCTTCGAATCGTATTCGGCGATCTTGGCGACCAGCTCGTTCCATTTCGCCGTTCCCTTTAATGAAGCGTCCATCGCTTCGAGAGCTGCTTCCGCCTCTTTCTTCTGCGCTTCCCAATAGGATTTGTTACGAACTTTTTTAGGCTGTACCGGCGTTTCGGTATTTGTAGAACTTTGGTGCGTTGGAGCTGTAATACCGAACCGTTTGCGGGCTTGTTCGTCAAGTTCGTCATTCAGTTTTATAGCCGACTGAATAGCACGTATTTGGCTATCAATTCGTGAGTCGGCTATAATAGTACCCTTATCTTGTATTTTATCCAGTATTTGTTGAACAGCAGACGGAAGTGCCACCCCTTTCGTGATGGAATCACGAATTTGTGCATATAATTTTGTACCGGCTTCATCGCCGAGTTCCTCAAGAAGACGAGAGTATATTTTATCGAGATTCTGTGTTATTGTGTCTTCCAATAATTTACTTTGCTCGGATGCAAATTCGTTGTATTGTCGGGCATTATACGATTTCAGGATAGCAGAACTTAAACTGTCATATTTTTCGGCCAAAGTTTTAACCGTCAAAGATTCCTGTGTCAGAGAAGAATCATATTGACCGAACTTTTCGATGATCTTTTTCTTAGCAGCCTCATACTGCTCTGATCCCTCTGTACATCCTTCCAGCTCTCCTTTTAACCGGGCAAGCTCTCGTTGTTCTGTAATAGCATCGGCAGACGCATTGGCAACCGATTCGTTCAAATCTTTTTGTGCCTTGGCTGCGTCATACCCCTCATCGGAGAACCGAGATATAAGCGTAACAAGACCTATCAACGCACTTGCGGCCAATACGTACGGATTTGCTTTGACGGCCTGATTAAATAATATCTGCGCCTGCGTTGCTCTGGTGAGCATCTTCGTTTGTTCCAGAATTGCTTTCGTTGCCGTAATGGTGGCCTGCACTTTTTGCAATGCTGCCGTTGCTATCAAAGCAGCCTTATACGCCCCATACGCCGCCACCAGCGGGAGCAGGATATTCAGCACCTTTTCGTAATTCTCCACCAGCGAAATAGTGCCTTTCAGTACGCCTGCAATCACCCCTTCCTGCGATTTCCCGATGTCATTAAACATCATGTCGACAGCATCGCCGAGATTGGAGATGAGGCCCGTAATGGTTTTGGACTGCTCCTGCATCAGGTTGTAGAACTTCCCGCCCTCGTTGGTCATGCTCTCAATAGCCTTCTGCACTTCTGGAAAACCGATTTTACCTTCCGTGACCATCTGCGAGATTTCTGCACGGGTCTTGCCGAGTTGTGTTGCCAACTCTCCGGCAAGGTCGATACCGCGGCTTTGGAACTGCATTACGTCACGCGTGTATAAACGCCCCTGTACGGCCGTCGTGCCGTACAGCCACGTGAGGTCTTGCAGGTTCAGTCCCAGTCCTGCCGCCATATTGCCCAGGCGAGTAAGGACATCGGTGACATCTTCGGCCGCGAATCCGTATGCGAGAAGCTGGCGGGCGCCGCTGGCCACGCCTTGCAGGTCAAACGGCGTTTTGGCGGCCAGTTCGACCATTTGCGACATCAATGTATCGGCCTTTTCCTTACTTTGTAGCAACGTAGTAAAAGCCACTTCGAGCTGCTGGAACTCGCCGCGGGTCTGGGCGATTTGTTTCACCAGCCCCGCAAGCGATACGCCGACGCCAATCTGCCCGAGGGTGGTCGCGAGACGATGCATCGCAATATCCATTCGGTCGGCATCGGTCACGACGCTCGACGTTACGGTCTTGGCTGTTTTCTGAAGCTCTCGGAATCGGCGGACGGCTTCCTCGGTGTCTATGACGACGGTAAGATTGATGCTCATAATACGACGACGGTTTTGTCTTTGTTGATTTCCACCTCCGAACCGCTGATGTTCACGATCTTCAGCACGGCATAATTCGATGCGTTGATCGTGGCCGAGGACCCGTGCATAAGAATGACGGTGTGGACGAATTCCACTCCCGAAGCTTCTATTTCAGCCGACGTGTCTCCGGCCAGGCAGATATGTTTCCGGCCTTTCAGTACGATATTCCCGCGGTCTATGTAGATGCCGCGGTCTTTTACTTCGTCTTTGATCCTCCGGAACTCATCCAATGACGGGAAATTATGTTCTTGGCAGAATTCCTGTCCCTGCGGGGAAAAGAACAGCTCGGTCAGCGTGCGAAAATTCGTAATCTTGTCAAGCCGTTTGCAAGCTCCGAGCGAAGATGCCGATTTAATGATAGCGTCGAGCATATTTCAGTTATTTCGTTCATTATCGTTTGCCTCCAGCCATCAGGAGGAGTGTATTCATCGAGTTGGGGTCGTTCAAATCGACGACATCGGAATTTTTCGACGGGCCGTTGCTCGGACTTCCCTCTTCCGATTTACCCTTGTAATCTGTTTTCAGCGCATCCGCCGTCATCAGCTGTACATTCGCCCAAGAGACACCCCAGAGAATATACTCCAACGTCCAATGATAGCGACTTGTGAGCGCGTCTATTTGTCCCCAGATGCTGCGTCCCCCGTATTGGCTATCCGCTCCGCTGCTGTAGTCTGGGAAATCATCACCCGCAGCGTTCTTGCCCAGCGAATAGCATTCATGAAATCCACGTAATAAGATTGAAATACGATGACGGACAGCACATTGGCAAGGGCTGTCGCGTCCATTGTGGGAGACCAGAGGATAAGCTCGGTACGTTCTTTTATCTGTTCGTCGAGCTCCTGCTTCGTCCGGAGTGTGGCGATCGCGATGATTTCGGCAACCTCTCTTGGTTTTTCGGCACATATCGTCCACATGCGTTTGACCGCATCTTCGATCTGCCCGTCATCGAATATCACATCGAGATCGAGCAACCGGCGACTGATCATGGCCAGCCGGCCGAGTTGGAGCGGATAAAGACGAAGGGTCATGGTCTTGCCGTCACGTCCTTCTATCCCGAACGATTCGTTTTTTTCCGAAAGAGTGTCAAGGGCACGCTGCTCGGTAAGCGCTTTAAGGTCCTTTTCCATGATGAAATCATATTTGTTCCCGCCCGCGGTCTCGATCCGCGATGGAAGTCGTCAGCTTTCCGGCGGGATGAAGAGGATTCAGAGCCCTTTGCTTTTGAGGGACAAAGATTCAGTATATTCCGGGGTCGCAATCGGCCACCAAGCGACACCACCTTCGGCTGGAGCCAGAACATCGGCTGAGACGGCGATCTGGAGCGGGTCGCTCGTATTCATGCCTCCGGTGAGCGTAGCCGTATATTTCAGACGGGCAAAAGCCAAAGACCCTCCACTCTTAGAGTCGAATACAAAGGCTTTTATCCCTTCATACAGTTCGCCCTTCGCTGGCTCGGTCGTACCGAAGTAGAATTCCAGCGTGGCATCATCGAAATCGGCGATGTTCCACGTGATCTCCTTGCTTCCGGACGTCGGGTCGCGCATGGAGAAGAACGGATCGGCCTCTCCCTCACGATAGAACTTGTTACTCGTCGGGTTGGAGAAGTTGAAGGTTACGCCGCCGTTATAAGGCTGCGTAATCTTTTTCAGAGCCTTGAGCAGCGCTTCTGCCCCGGTATCTTTTACGCCTTTGGGCAGCGGATCTCCTGCGTGGCAGGAATTAAGACCTACAAGTTGCATATTGTCAATACTTTTTAAGTTTTATTTTGATGTTCGAGAAAGTGTAGGAGATGCTCTCCTCGCTGATGAGAGTTTCGTCGCTCACGTCGAAGAACCAGCGCTCGTTGGCAGGGTAGTGTCCCAGCGAATCGAAAGCGGTACGGGTCAGTTCGTTCAGACGGTTGCGATCGGGGTAGCGTTGTTCTTCCCGACCGATCGTCGGCGTTGTGTCCGGCACGTAGATGTTCACATTCACCGTCGCCACCTGCGAATCCCCGACGACGTTCGATAGAGAATTCACGACGATGAATTCGCCCGATGGGTTATTCGGATAGTGATCCGCATACATCGTCGGCACGGCTTGACTCAACGGCGAATCACGAATGCGATTCCAGACGAACTTGAATATTTCCGCAGAGGTCAGATTCATCGTTTCTTTGATTTTAAGAACCGAGCAAATTCCGCTTTGAGTTTCTCGGCGGTCGACTCCACCCAGTTGCCCGAGCCATCGAGTACATCGAAACCTTTGGCCTCGACATACTTCGCGTACTCCATGCCGGCCACCCATACAAGATAGGTTTTGCCGGCGGGGAGTTCGCGGGCGACCGACCGGGCATGTTCAAGCCCTTTGGCATGAGCTTCATCGGCACCTTTGATTCCTTTAGGGTTGCCATCCGGCCTGACACGGCGGTTATACTTAAAAGATTCAGCCACGATTCTTCCGTTTTGCACCACGACATACCCGATGGAATTGCGGAGATTGCCCGTGTGGTCGGTATAGTTGCCGTGTTCGCGAGCATACTTTACCACCCGTTCCCCGAGCACTGAAAGCCACTCGACCGCTTTCCGGTCATACTCCTCCTTAGCTCGTATGAATTCGAGTTCCACTTCGTGCCAATTGGTGCATTTCAGAGCCATAGTCTTGTGTCTTCGTAACGTTGTCCGCTTTTGTAGAATCCCTGAACCGGATACGATGCCGTATCCCTATCTTTGGGTTTTGCCTCGGTGTGCGGCGAACGGTCGAAGATGTTGAATCCTAGGCTGTCGAATATGCGTACCTTGGTCCCGATAGGAATAGGCTGTGTATTTGCCGGCATAGTAACCTCGAAAGAGTAGAGGAAGGCATCCCCGTTTTGTCCCTTGATCTGTTGAGCCTGTCCGTTCTGACGGGCATTGCATCGACCGACGACGCGCCATTCATGCGCGCCTTCGGCCCACGAACCGTCGGGATTCTGCGTGGCATCCTCCTCGTACCACATTTCGAGCGTATAGGGAAATCTTACCATTGGTCGGAAATATCGGTGATTTTCGATCGGGTATCGAACTCCTCGGCAATATCAGTCAAGCCGTTATCCTTTGCGAGTTTGAATATCCGCTCTTTAAGACCGTCGGTATTGTACGACAACGAATAGCCCCCGTTGCTCTCGCTCGCAAGAACAATGAGATTTCGCAGAATGGCGATTGTAGCTTTTGCCACGCTAATTTTGTCGGCCACCGTATAGTCTGCTTGAGCGTCTATCCCCTCGTCGATGCAAGCCTTTTCTTTGAGAAATTGGTCTACATCATAGGGATACAGGCTTGCCGATATTGCCTCTAAGTTCGTCATAGCACTACGATTCTACAGTCAGCGAATAGATGCCGTTGATTTCGGTGATAACCGGAAGCGACAGCGACTGTGCTTTCGTGAACTCTACGCCGTTGGAGTTATCGGTTTCGCCCTTGCCCCACTGCGAAATGCGGATGCGTCCGTAGTTGGAGTAGGTAACACCAGGCTCCTGCCGCAGTTCGTTGTCTGCATAGGCATTCTTGATGACGCCCAGCTTGCCCGACGGCACGAACACGAGGTTTTTGTCGTTCCACGGCGAATATTCCGCGAGCTTGCCGTTGTCCTGAATACGGGTCATGCGGCGAATGATCTCGAAAGTCGGGAATCCGTTCGAGCGCATGAACTCGTTCAGGTTCGCCAGCAACAGCGGTGTGGACGACTTGTCGCTACCGAATACCGCCAACTTCATCTTCTTGTTGCGGAGGATGTACGACAGACGTTTCTGTGAGAGCAGAATGCGGTCGAACGTAACCTTGTCCTGCGCGGCGTCGAGAATCGCCTGAATGTCTTCCAGCGTATCGACCGTTTCGACATTCCCGTCCGTCCACTGCGTTTTCACGGTGGCGATGTTTTCGCTCGGCATCTTGTAGTCGATCGTACCCCGCACACCGCCCTCGGGGTTGTTGGTTGCGTCGAACGTGAATACGCCCTTGTTCGACAACGCTCCGAGGAAAATGATGTCCAGCTTCGACTGCACGGAGTTCACGACCTTCGTAACGTTGTTCCACATCAGGTTGATGAGTTGCTGCGTCTTGGCCGAATCGGACAGCATCCGCGAATCGAGAATCTGCAACACTTTGCGATACTCCTCAATGGGCATCGAATAAGACATCTGGTGGGTTAGCACCTTCTGCTTGATCGTTTCCAGCCCCTCGGTTCCCATGATAGGCTCCTTGCCTTTGGAATCGAGTGTTGCGGCGGCTACGCTCAGATTGTACGAGCCGATCAACTCCTCGAAATTCAGACCGACGGTGGGCGTGTCCCAATCGAGGAAACGCTCGTAAATGTTCTGATCGAACAGCCGCTTACGCAGTTCCGAGGCGGCATCGATGCGAATCTGTACCTGTTTGGTCAGTTCGCCGAAAATGGATGAATAAAATACTTCGTTCATTTTTTACCTCCTCTTTTACTGTCGTACATACTTGATTTCGGGGTTGTTTTTCAGGCTGTACCCCTGAAGCCATGCGGCAGGGACAGGATATGCCACATCTTTGAGGATGATACCCGCATATCCGGCCGATACGGTCTGAAATCCGTTATTGGAGGAGTAGACCATATCGGTTTCGACAACTGCATCGGGCAGATTGTCGTCCGAAAGTACATCCACGCCTTCGGTCGCTCCCGTTACGGCCGCTGCGAACGTGATCACGTCATAATCCGCGTTCTTCGTGTCGATGCTTTTCACGGTCGAGTTTGATTCGCCGACCTTGACCGCATCTCCTACTTGGAGCATGGAGCCCTTTTTGACATGCGGAGCGGTGGTTGTGCCACCCGACAGAACACGTGCACTCTTACATACGGAGCATTCCATGTTGTCGAAGTCGAGCTTGATCGGCGTACCTTTGGGAATCTTAGTCCCCTCGGGATAGGTTCCCTTCGGTTTGAAGTCCCCCGGCAATACGGCAAATTCACCGCGCCAGAATACGGGGAAACCGCCTTTTACTTTTGTTTTTTAAAATACGATAGCCATGATTTTACGTTTTGATTACTCTTTGTCCGGAAGTGTTTCGGCCCACGCCTTTGCGAGTTCTTTGCCCTGCGCTTCGGGTGTGGACATGGGGAATCCCGAACCTTTCCCCTCCAGCCCTGCGGTAACCAGATTCTTCTGTACGTTTGCGAGGTAGTCGCCGATCGCTTTTTCGTCTGCATCCTCGGCGATGACGAATCCCTCTTTCATGCGCCACTCCGGAATACCGAGTTCTTTGGCTTTTGCGGTGATTAGGTTCATGCGTTCGGTCTTGGCCTTTTCCGCTTTCAGAGTATCGCTCTCTGTCTTGATGGCATTGTAACACTCCTCCTGTTGCTTTTTGTAGGCTTTGAACCACGCAGGTTCATCATCGCCGGGTTCGTTCTTTTTATCCTGCCCGTCCCCTGCGGCAGCTGATGCCTCGGCCTTCGCTTTAAGCTCGTCGTACTGTCCTTTCAGCGCGTTGTACTCGGTACGTGCGCGGTCAGCATCGGACTGAAAAACTTTCAGGAAAGGTTCGACCCCGCCGACTGCGGTTTCGATCTGCGATTCATCGGTAACGGATTTCTCCAGAATGGAGGCTACTCCATCCAGAGCCTTTGTGCCGAACCCCAAATTGGAATACTTGGTTTTCAGAGCTGCGAGAATTTTCTCTTTCATGTTCTTTCGTTCTATATATTTTGGGATAAATCATCATATCCAAATCAAAAAAGGTCTGTCAGCCAATGCCAACAGACCCACCTAAACTAACCATGACCATAGTCATGCGTCATTTCGTTCTATGTTCGGTGGGCTGCCACTTCACAGCCTCTGCGACAAAATTCGCCACGTTCGGCACATTATGCAAGAGTTATCGAAGAAAATTTTGCAAAAATTTTGTGGGGGGGGGAATTTCGTAACTTTGTAGCACCTAACCAATACAATTAAATGATATGAAGAAGGTTTTACTTTTATTCGCGGCAGTTGCTGCTGTAGCTTTTATGGGGTGCTCGGATGACAACGACACTCAATTTAAATATGGCGATGCCATATACGGAACATGGGACATTACCCATATTAAAAATGACGGTAAGTGGTTAGATATTACTTCATCAATATTTAGCCAATTTCACGCATCTGCAACTTTTAATCCTGATGGAACTTATTCGGGACACGGCTATTTTGGGAATGGTAGTGGAACTTATAAAGCAATGGACAACGCTATCATTTGCTATGTAGGGAAAGAGGAATACGCTCGTTATATCATCCATAATTTAACTAATGATACTGCCGAAATGACAATGAAAATGGGTGGAAGCAGTATTGATATAAAATGTAAAAAGAGGTGATATTCGAATGTTTTGAGTTATAAACCAAACACCCCAGCCTTCAATAGCCGGGGTGTTTGATTGTATTAAGGTTTAGTGATATAGTCAATTATAGCATTGTCGCAATCTGTTTCTCTACCGCAGCTTTGATGAATGCATTTATGGAAATCCCTGCTTGTTTGGCAAGTATGACTACTTTTCTGTGGGTTTCAGGCGATATGCGAACATTCAAAGTTCCCGAATAACTTTTTCGAGACTCTATGCCCTCTGCTTCGCAATAGGCCAAATAATCATCTACCGCACCGTGAAAATCATCGCGAAGTTCCGTTACTGTTTCTCCCTCGTAAGTAATCATCGTATCGTGCGGCAAGGCAAGAACCTTTCCGAAAAGGCGATTATCTTCTTCGCTGACCTCTATGCTACCTATGTAGCCTTTATAATTCATCGTATTCATATCAATTCATTGTTTTTAAGGAACTCTAACACCTGTTTTATTACATAGCTTTTGATTATGCTGTTAGGATGGGGCTTGTGTGCCGTATAAGAACTTTCTCCCTTGACGAAAATCACACGAGAACCACTTGTTTTCCCTTTATTGCTTATTTCATATCCAAAGATGCCAAACAACCTAACAAGTTCATCCCACGTGAAATCCTTGGGTTGTGACACAAAGCGCTGTATTAATTTTTCTTTTGTCCCCATCGCTATTTGTTTACAACGCAAATGTAACTATTTTTTAGTTGCAAAACAAATTTATTGCCGAATTTTTTGGTCTTTTATAAAATTGTTTATCTTTATAGCGCTAACAAATTCATAGGAGCGGCAAAACTCCCATGATCTCCATTTGGAGTTATTTTTTGCCAAAACATAAGATATTGCGTCTACTGAGTGGAGATACGGAAACGCCTTCAAATAAACCCTATGGATTTGTTAGCAACTCGTAGTAGGCGCATCTTTTGTTTATGCTAACAAATCCAAATCAAGTCTTCCAATATAATGGAAGCCCTATTACCTTTCAGAAAGGGAATAGCGTAATGGTTAATGCCACAGAAATGGCAAAACCTTTGAAGCGGTTGGATTTCAATGCTTGCGGGTTAGAACTGAATGCGACTGCCAGCAGTCGGGGCAGGACAATCGACGAAACGGCATGATTATCTTGGACGGCGATAGGCTTATCGCTGAAATCGTCCGATGCCGTGGTTGCACGAAACGCTAACATGCGTAATCCACAGACAAGCCCCCTTTACCGAGGGGGCTTGTTGGTTTTATCGGGTATGCCTAATTGCTTATTCTCCACAATCCAATAAGGACGTGTTCCGCGTTTCTGCGCCTTCTCGATGCGATCTTGATTCTCTTTCATCCATCTCGTAAATCCACTTGGCAGTTCCGTAATCTCGTTTTCCGCATCTTCCCACCAATCCTTGCCTGTGCCTTCGTTAGCGATAATCGGGACAGCGTAACAGCGGCAATTCGGATGCCACCCGATGAATTTGAAAGACTTCGGATATTTCCCCTCCATTGCGTCGCATATCTCCAGTGGCGCCCGTCCCTTTTTGAAGCGGGGATACCATGCTTTCGCCAACCATGCGGCGTGGGATTTGGACGTTTTTACTTCATAACCCACAATGAAATCGAGTTGCTGCCAACGGATACTGTCGGCTTCACGATAAGCGCTGTTTATTTCGGTACGGGCCATACGCATGGCGTTCTGATAGGACGATCGGTAAACGCCTTGTCCGGGGTGGTAGGCCTGCGCGGCTTTCGACAGGGTGAGATTGCCGAACGCATCTCTGACACGCCGAAATAGCTTGTCCGGCTCATTCAGATACATGCGTACATCTCTGCTTATATTGGCCGCGCTTCGTCCCTCGCTGATGCCGACCGACAGCGACAACTCGACGTGTCGTTCGAACTGCTTGGCGACGCTCCAGACCCTTTCGGACAACGTGTGTCCATAAGTCATCCTCTGCTGGAATGCCTCCAGCGCATCGAGATTATGAAGCATCCACTCTTTTTTCGGATTGTCGGACAGTTGTTTTACCCATGAATCATTCTTATCGTTGGCAAAAGCCCATTCCGTAGCGATTCCGGCAGTAATAATCGTGGACAACTTGTCTCGGAATGAAGATAACGAGGCATCAGCCTGTTTACGACGGCTTTTGTTCGATGAGAAGGTGAACAGTCGGCCGGTCTCGGGTTGATAATTATATCCTACGCCCAAGCGAACCAATTCCTCTAAAGCTGCATCATACAAAGCGTCGATCTGTCGGAGGTATTCTTCAACATGCGCCCGATGCTGCTGTTCCCATTGGGCGGCTTTCAAGTTCAATCCGGCCATTGTTTCAGATTAGAATGTCGGCTCTACGATATTGTTCATTGATGCCTCCGCCTTTGCCTGCTTTATACGCTCGATTTCAGCGGTTACATCGTCTGCCGTTCCCATCAGTTCGACGCCCTTTTCGAGCGACATCACTCCGTCCTGCACGGCTCGGCCTATTGCAGCCCAGCGGGCGGTGACATCTTCACTGAACGGCTCCGCGAACTCATGCTCTATCCTGAGCGTGGCCAGCTCGGATCGCATATGAATATGGGTCACATTCATCATAATGGCGAGAATAAGATTTTTCTCCCTATCTACGGCTATGTCGTATATCTCTTTGTTATTCTCGCGCTTGATATATCCCAGCACCATCGCGCGTTTGATCGCTTCGCCCGACAAAGTTCCCAGCCCAGCCATTTTCTCGGGCGTAAACTCGGGCGTGAAAGTATCGAACAGGATAGATCGCGCAAGGTCTTCCTTCTCCCGCTGCTGCGTCTCGGAGGAGGTCGGCGGGTTGATGTACTCGAACCGGGAGTTGTCGCCGGACATTTGAATCATCTTACCGGGCTTGTCGGTTCGGCCTTTCAGGAAGTCGACGACGTCGCTCGTCGCAGCGGCGATAGGGTCTGCGAAATAGTTATTTGTGTCGGCTATTTTGCTGTCTATATCCTCCTCGCGGTCTATACGGGGATTGAGGCCGTTCCATGCCTTATCCTGTCTGTAGTAAATCACATTGATTTTCCTCGTCGGATTAGGTGTTGCCGTAACCTCCCAATTGAGTGTCCCTCGTCTGCATCGGTAGATTGTATTAGGAGTTTGAATGTCGAAATGCTCGACGGTCGATGCCCCCTCTTTGAGATAGTACCCATACCCGAATGCAATGAGGTTATTATATTGATCGAATAACGGGCGCAGGGTGTATCCCTCCGACTTGCAGATTACTACGACTTTCACTTGCGGTTGGAAATTCTCGTCCCGATAGATGTGGTAGAGCTTGGCACATTCAGTTTCTGCCCCCGCAATGCGCTTTGCCTTACGTATGGTGACGTCGAATCGGGTATCCTGCAAAAATTGATTATATGCTTCGAAAGCCTCGTCCGAACCCTCGTTGTTCACCTTTTTCCAGCGTATCGGATTTCCGAGCAGAAAGAACAACTCCACTTCGTTGATGTACTTCTGTCGCGCCCGAGGCAACTTTTCGGTACGGTAAGGCTCCTGACCTTTCCGTATTTTGTCGGCCTTGCGCATGATACGGTGTAGTTCGGGATTATACTCCCCAATCGCTTGCATAACCTCCGTGTCGCGGTTCTGCATAAGCGTTTGCGCATGCGTAATGTCTTTATCCTTGATAAGCGTCAGCAAATCCCGCTCGGCACCCGCCGCATTCAGGTACTTGTTGCGTATCGCGTTGAGTAGATTGTCGATGAATCCCATATCCGTGTTTTTTACCAAATTCCTAAATCTTCTTTGTCTAAATCTTCCCCGTTGTCGAAATACCCCCGCTTCTCGATTACTCCGGTCAGGGCATCTTCGGCGTCGTCATGGCTGTTGAACTCCTGCTGCTTACGGTATGATTTGACATGAGAGGCGAACTCCGGCCATTTGTGTTCCCATCCGGTCGGAAAATAAATGAGGTTCTGCACCTCGTTCGATCGCGTGAAGATGCGCACCCGTTTATTGTCGGTCTGTGTAAACGGACAGAACGATGTGAAGGCGTTCCCCATTATTCGGCATTGCGCCTCGACGTTGCGCCCGAATGACCTGCCGCCATTGTTGCTCTCGACGTAACATATTTCCGTTCTGTTTCGGGACAGCATCTCGGCTGTTGCCGGTTCGGTATATTCCATCGGCTTCTGCGTATAGAGAATGTCCGTCACGAAATTGCCGATAGGAGTTTCTGTATAGCAGATCGAACATAGGTAGTCGCTGCCGGTATCAGCGGTATCCGTGTAATTCTTGCGGCGCATGGATGCTGCGTATGGAATAATATCGTATGTCTTGAACTCTCCATACATCATTCCTTCCAGCGGCTTCGGGTTCTGCATATACTGCGTTTCAAATACGAAAGAGTTCGATCTCTCGATTTTATGCAGTTCCTCCAACGTATGCTTAAACTCCCATAACGGCTGTTCACAGCCGTTTTCGTCATGCCAGATGCAGGGTAGCGAGAGCGCTGTCCATTCTTCCGGCTCGATCTCTTGCAAATACCCGCATAGATCATGTTCGTGTAACCTCTGCATAATGATTATGATAGGCGTATTGCGCGAGTTCACACGGTTGCGGATTGTAGATTCGAACCGGTTGTTTACACGCTCGCGGATCGTCTCGGACAGTGCATCCTCGGGTTTAATAGGGTCATCTATGACGATTGCTCCCGCAAAATCGCTCTCCCATGCAGGAATGAAATCACCGATCTCTCGCTGTTCCTTGTCGGGATCATCCACCTGACCTGCGCCAAAACCTGTAACCTGCCCAGCCGCACTTACGGCATACAGTCCGCCTCCGACGGAGGTGTACCACTTTTTAGCATTCTTGCTTTCGACAACTACTTCCGGGAACAGCCGCCGGTAGTAGTCCGCTTGTACCATTTCATTGATTTCTTTTGAGTTATCGAGAACAAGATCATCAGAGTAGGAGAGGTGTATGAACTTACTGCGAGGATTCAACGCCAGCCCATAGGCGATAAAATTTTTAGAGACAAGCTCGGTGTTATGTGTCACTATCAAGTCTTTGCCTGCCAAATACAAATGATCATCCGCGTCTACGGTAAAACAGATTGTCGATCTGTCTGCTACTCTCTCTATGCTGCTAATGAATCTTTTTGTAAAATGCTTATTTGTTGCAGGCCTCCACAATCTCCTTTTCCGTTCTATGGTGAATGGACATTTTCGTGATCTGAAAAATAGACTATTCCTATATTCAGTATAGAATATGCCGAGAGATGATAACAATAATTTGACGTCAGCAAGTAATTGATCATTCGTGCTGCAATAACTTGTTTGGTGAGATTTTCTGTTACAAGTCCCGTCAGTGTCACATAAGCCTTGTAACAATGCAAGCCTCTGGTTTTCGGACGCAAGAATGTACGCCATTGGGATATGCTTATTTTTTAGTACCCCCAACGCTTTTAACCGCGTGAGAAAGCCCCCACGAAGCCCATATATGACCGCTTGTCCCGAATTTTGGTGCCCCCGTATAGATGGATTGAACACCGAAAATCGCTTAATTATCTCCTCGTCCATGGTTGTTATTTCAGCTTGGGCTGAACTGCCATCACCAAGCCAGCACCCCAATAGATATGGATCGAGAGGTAGCTCTCTCTCTTCTAACTTAAGCGGGTCACACATCGGGATATGCCACATCTTATGACCATCATTTGAAATGAGTGTGCCTATCAAGTCTTTTGTTTTTCGAACCTGCTTAAATGTGAAATGATCTTTGCGGCTCAAATCCTTATGATTCAAAGCCCATATATGCTCGCCGCATGTTATGAGGCTTGACCCATCGCTAAAATTCACTTGATATGCGTCTGTAATACCTTGGGGGTATCTCGCTGCAACTCTTGTCGGCTTTCCATTCCTGCCAAAAAGATAGTCTCCAACTTGTACGTCCTCAGCCTTTTTCCAGCCCTTCGTTGTAAGCATTGGAGTATTCACGTCTATCGCCTTGCCGTATCGTGGCGCAATATTGATGATAAGGCGCTTTATATCGCCTCGCACTACCTTGTTGAGCACTTCGCATATTTTACGATGATGATCGCCGACAATAAACCGCATCCCCGTCTTATGCTTGAACATATAACGGGTGAAATTCAGCATACCGGAAAGGCAGAAGGTACGCTCTATGTCAATGTCACGGATTATCAATATTCCTCTTCTAATTTTAGTCCGTATTCTTTTGCCTCTTGAGGCGTGAGTGTCCGTGCAGAGAATAATGCTTCTCCGTTTTTGCCAGTTACTTCCTTTTTATCGGGGGCGTTGTATCCGAGCATGCGGTTGATGGTTTCGATAGCTTTGCTTTTGTCCATCAGCTCCACGACTGGACTTCCCGATCGGTCAATCTTTATAGACTGAATCAAGCGTCGCTTCTTGGGAGGAAGCGATTTCAAGTCTTGAAACGTAACCGACGGAACTTGCCGGACGCCGAACTCGGTGTTTTCTTCGACCATATCGACATTGACGAAATCAAGTACGTCGGCATTGATGATCGAGATATTGAGCCGGATTATTTCTTCTTTGGTAATTAGCTCTTTCTCCGCTAATTGGGCTTGAAGTTGGTTTACCCTTGTACTAATCTTGTACTCTTTTAATAATCTTGAAGATCGCTCGTTAATCGTTTCGTCTTTCATTTTCGAGCAATCGTAGGCAAAGCGATACGCCTCGGAAGCGTTCCCGCATTCGAGGTACTTGTTGCAAAACTTCTCCTGTTTGATCGTCAGCTTTTTTGCATCCGCCATGTCTTTTCGTCTGAATCGTGTTTCCTATGTCTTCATAGGTTCAGAGGCAAAGGTGCGGTGCTTCGGCACATTGTGCAAGAGATTGGGTGAAAAAAATCCCCGACCGATTAGGTCAGGGATCTATTTTGGCATATAAACTGTTTGTCAGCTATCAGTTAAATCTGAGACTTTGTGATTATTAAAATGAATCTTTTTCATGGTAGTTCATAATTTATAAGTGTGACATAAATATAGTATATCCTTGTCGTGGCAAAATTAAACCATCATAACGATATTCGCAAGTTATATTGATTTGGGTATTGCTGGCAGCGAACACCAGAATTTGACATCTGAATCGTTTACGCAATTAGCCCAATGCCATCGTGTACAGTTAGGGTCGGTCTCATCATGGGGTATTCGCCTGGTAATATGCACGAAAGGGCGCAAGCCTTGATGTCTCTGCTCGACTACAAGAACCCTCTGCTTCATATCGGGTAATGCTTCATTTACGTCTGTCCATTTCATAATATTTTGTTTTTAAGTTTCACCACCGGCGGCAGGTGCCGCCACGCTTCGGGCCTAAGGTCTCTTTATAGCCGCCCGAACGGCTTGCCAACTATTAATAGATAGTTTTTTCAAATCTTTTGAATGCATTATTAGACAAAATATATAATGCATATTTGCCGCATTGTTCTTTGACTTTGAACTCTATATTTATCTTTCGCCCAATCATAAAAAATATATCGTCACAATCTTTGATTTTGATCGGTTTAATTTTGTTTTTTACAGATGAAAATGTCTGAAGCCTAATACTTTCTAATACATCGCAAAAACGATAAAAACTTGCACGTAACTCAAAATCGTCATCAGTTGTTACTTTAAGAAAATTTATCTTCAATATTTCGCAATCATTTGTTTTCATAGCCCTATTGTTATTTAGTTTTCTCGTAACCGAACTTGCCCATATATTTTTCTGCGCCTTTAAGACTTTTGAATGTCTTGCTCGTGACAATCGTAACTGCGATATATTAGCGTTCGCCGTTAATGAGAATTGCGCCTTTGCTTTCATCGCGCTGATAGTCTATAATTTTCATAATTGTATTGTTTTATTGTTGCACTTTAGTATTATGTTTATGATGCAAATATAATACTATATTTTTATACAAGCAAATATTTGTAAGATTATTTTATGATATTTTTTGCATTGATATTTGTGTGTACTATTATTTGGTGCTTGTATGTATTATATAGAATATTTATATTTGCATCAAAATATACTATTATGCTACGTATTAAAGAACTTTGCGAAATCAAGGGTATGACCTTGCAAGAATTGGCGAAATCGCTGAATATAACTTATCAATCGCTATGGGCGCAAATGACCGGGAATCCCTCTTTGTCGAAACTTCAGGCAATAGCCGCAGCTCTCGGCGTTTCGGTAGGGGATCTTTTCGCCCCTCAGCCGACGAACACGATCACCTGCCCGCATTGCGGGAAACCTATCAAAGTAGAGAAAGGCGAGTAAATAATAACGAGGCGAGAGGATATGGAAAAGAATGTAAAGTATAGAGGTGAACTGAATCTTGCAGGGATGATTATTCCCTGCTATGTTTTAGACAATGGTACTCGGGTTATTTCAGGCCGAGGAATGCAGGAAGCACTAAAAATGGTAGATGAAGCCGAAGAAGGGAGACAAACTGCAGGGACCAGATTGAGTCGATATTTAAGCCAAAAATCACTCAATCCATTTATTTACAAAGACAAAGGAGAGGACCACTTCAAGCCTATCGTATGTAATGACGGAGGATCAAAAATAAACGGGTATGAGGCCACGGTTTTAGTGGATATTTGCGATGCCTTTCTCGAGGCGAGGAAATCCATTAGCTTGTCCCCTCGTCAGGAAATTATCGCAGCTCAATGCGAAATACTTGTCCGGGCATTTGCCAAAGTCGGCATTGTCGCATTGGTCGATGAAGCGACAGGGTATCAGGCAGACAAGAACAGGGCAAAAGATGAATTGCAAAAGTTCTTATCCCAATTCATTACCGAGGAGGCGAGCAAATGGGTTAAAACTTTCAACGATTCTTTCTTCGAGATGATTTATCGCATGCACAACTGGGACTGGACAATGACCCATAAAAGGCCGGGAGTTGTTGGTAAATGGATAAATGATATCGTGTATGAGCGTATTGGTCCTATCGTGTTGGCCGAACTTGAAAGAGTGAATCCTAAGAATGAAAAAGGTGCGAGAAAGGAGCGGCACCATCAGCATTTGACCGAGGATGTTGGTCGCCCCAAATTAAGGGAACATTTGACTGCGGTGGAAGCACTCGGACGAGCATCTGGCTATGATTGGGCAAAGTTCATGCAGATGTTGGATACTGCTTTCCCGAAACAGTACCAACAACTATCGTTACTATTCCCTGAAGACGTAAATCAGGGCAAGTAATTAGACTGCATTAAACAAAGCAAGGGGCTGTCTAACAAGTTTAGGCAGTCCCTTGCTTTATTTATTTAAGCCAACTTTATACGGTCGGTCCCGCTGCTTCGCACTTCATTTTTCTGCTTCGGATGATTTCGAGAATCACCCGGTCGCCGTCGAGAATCAGCATTCCGTGTCGGCGGGGATCACCGCCTTTGGTTCGGTGCTCTGCTTCGCATTCGGTTCGGATGCGGACACAGCGGAAACCTGCGGCCTCGAAAGCCGATCCGATCAGCGACAGGTCGCTGCGCTTGGAGGCGCAGTACATGCGCGGAATCGCCGCCTCGATGCGGCCCATGTGTTCGATGCAATTTTTCATAAACTTTTGCAATAAAAAACTGCGTTACGAGCTGCTCGGCGTTTATGCAGGCCGTCGGGCGTTTCCGCTACCGAACTCGACGCAGTTAAATTAATATTGCATAAATGCAAAATACCCGATATTATCGGACATATTTGCATCGCATAAACTTTAGCAATGCAAATATAGGCTTATATTTCTATTCTTCAAAAATATTACTTCCAAAACAGTAATTATATCCCTCTGCGCTTCTATATGCCTCTATACATCCTTTGGGGACATATAAATTCGCATTAGTACTCGATTTTGCTCCAAATGCATATAGTGATTGGTGATAGTTTCCAACTGAATACCACCACAGAATTTGCGGAGGTGTTTTACTTTGGCAATGAACCTCATTTACTTTGTATGCAAAAGCACCTTGTTTGATGTTTTTTACACTGCTGGGGATGGTTACTTTTGTGAAAAAAGATTGGTAGAAAGCCTCCTCGCTAATTGTTTCAACACCATCTCTGATAATAAGATGTGTGACATCTGCAACCTTGGTATCTAAATAAATCGTTTTTTTGTCTTTCGAGTATATAATTCCCTCGTCTAAAAGCAGGTACGGGTTATTCATATCGATAGATATGTCCTCTATATTGTTCGTATTATTAAAGGCCCAAGGATGTATAACTTTCAACCCGCTACCTATCTTTACTTTCCTAAGTGCTGCGCAATTTTGAAATGCATCACTTTCTATAGTGTGCACTGAATTAGGAATGATGATAGAGGTCAAACCTGTATCACTGAATGTGTTACTTGGAATGGTCTTAAGATTATTTGGCAGAGCTATTTCTGTAAGTGCATAGCATTTAGCGAAACATTGAGAATCAAATTGTATATCAGACCCTTCAAACTTTACATCTTTAAGTGATGAGCAACCACAAAAGGCGTTGAACCCGATATTTTTTACAGTACTACCTATTTTTATCTTTGCGAGACTTGTACAGTTAAGAAAGGTCTCTTGTTCAATCTCTGTGATATTAGGCGGTAATACTACAGAAATTAGCCCCGACGATTCAGCAAAAGCATCCTGCTTCATACTTATGGCATTCTTAGGGAGAACAATTTCAAAAGCCCCAGTCAGTTTTGAAAACATAAACCGTCCAACTACATTGTCTTCTGTTTTATGAGTGATGTTGTAATACGCATCACCTCCGGCAACTATTGTCGCATCCCCCAAGTCTATATGCGTTAAATATGGAATAATTCCACGCAAACATCGTATATCGGTTCCATTAATCCTGCCGTTTATCTTAATGCGCGAAAATGATTCATTCGGGATGTTATTTTCTAAGGTTCCCGGCATGTTTAGTGTAATTACAACTTGATCTTTGTTGTCGCCATTTCCGTCCGGCTCCGATTCTACAGAAGACTCGGAACACCCCCACAACAAGCAAAATGAGACCAGTAAAATTAAGTGTGTTAGTTTTTTCATGGTATGATTTGTTTGGTTTATAATATTTAGGACCGATATTTAGCCGATGGTGCAGGGCAGTTCGCGAAGTTTGGCGAAAGCCTCGATGATCGCAATAGTCGTTTGCGTAGCCCGTTCGCTTTTCAGAATTGTAGCCAGCATGTAGAGCCCTTTTTCAGTGAATGCCTTCGGTGTAACCGGGGAAAATTTGAGCCGGACAAGGTGGTGAAAATTTTCCACCACATACTGTTTTTCAGATTGTTGAAGCTCGAATATGTATCCATCAGGAAACTTATCCGGGTTGTTGCGGACAGCTTTATTAACTTCTTTGGTTTCCACTCCGTAGAGTTGTGCCACGTCGGCGTCCAGCAATACGTCTTGATCGCGAAGCCGCACGACCCTGTCGCGTACATCGCTGAATTTGATTAGCTCGGACATGTTGTCAGTATTCACTTAGGGCTCCCAAAGATATATCAAATTATTGCAGTTAATTACTTAACTTGCCTTTAGTTTTTGCTGGGACAGCGAGGTATGTCTCTGGCTCCACAAAATAACATTTGCTCTTTTGGACTCGAGTGCGCCAATCAGTTCCGGTTTTGGGTCTGTCGATGTGTCATTTATTATCGCTATGCCTTCCAGCTTTTTTTGGCTTTGTTTTTCCCTTACCGCCCTAATGTCGTCCCATCCAAACAAGAACCTTTCTACCATCCCCTGTGTAAGCATGTTGAACGGTTTTATGACGATTTCCTTCTCTTTCCCTGCAATTTGGAAGTCGAACATGAACTCTAGACCCGTCGAACCTTTGGCTATGAATTGGGGGGTATAAATTATATTTTGTTCATCCAAGTAGTTCTGTACGTCCTCTTTGAACATTGACGCTACCGTGTGCTTGGCCATGACCGACATATCCCCAATTTCCGCGATGGCAGAAATCAGATTGTGCTTTTGCCGTGGGAAATCATTTTCCCTGGCTTTAATCGTCAACTCTGCACCATTAAGGATGACGCCGTAATTATGCAAGATCAAATCAAAATACTGTTTCCGCTGTTGTGATCTGGAAATATCAAGACCCGCCAAAGACAGATTTTCCAATGTCTCGCCGTCGTCCGACAAGATAATTTCCCCATTTTCCCTTTTTGCGTATATTTGGATATTATCATTGAACAAACCGGTGAAAGGCGTAGATATGACAGACCAGCCCGTCAAGGGGTCTTCTTTAGCAATTGTGTTATCCCGCATCCACGCGAAATATTCATTCAGTTTGTCATCTAACCAACTCATGAAAAGAGCTTATTAGGGTTATCTACAAGTATTGGTGTTTGAACGTTAATAAACTGCACAAAGTTATATATTGCCTCCCTAAAATTAACCCTAAATCCCAAATTTTCCAATTTATCCGGAGAAAAATTAGCTTCAGATAACGGTAAAGCCCATGATGCAACTTTGTAGCCATCTATATTGTAGTGCATGTGCGGTTCATGCAGTATCTGTCCTGCGAATGAATGAAACTTTTCGGGTAGGGTTTCCAATATATTTGTCGGATTGGTATGTGAGGCCCCATAATCTATTCTTACAATGCAATCCTTGGATTCGTTGTCTTGAACATGCAAAGTCAGATTCAAGGTGTATTTTTTACTTCTCCTAATTCTCAATAGAAAATCAGAAATGGTATCGTCATTGACAACCTGTAGCAAAATGCGGTGATCATAAAAAGCGTCTATATCTACTGTTACAACATCCATTTTATCACCGTCTTTATTGACGACATATTTAGGTAGCGATAACAAATAATCGGTTTGTGAGGTTGTAAGCATTATCTTTTAAGAATTGGGGGTTAGGTTGCTTTTTTCTCAAGATGATGGCGTCCTTATGGTATTCTTTCCGCAGCAAGATTTCCATGACGCAATGGCCGGTTAGTTGGCTCCGAATAGTTTTTAAGATTTCAATTCGAGTATTTACGACGCAAAAAGTTCAGATGGATAATCTTCGGACCCTAAATTGTCAGATTGTGATTGATTATGGGCCTTTATAGCTAAAGACTCTCTGTAATCTCTTGCTTCCGCTAATTTAGTGAACTCTATAGTCGCATCATTCTTATGTACTACATTTTCTATTTCCTCTAATGAGACATTAAAAAATTCCTTACGAGGATTTATCATATTCACTCTCTTTTGCTCAAATGCCCGATGTAATTCAGTCTCAAGGGAAGGTGCATCTTCACAAAAAATAATCGCATGAACATCAAATGGGAATGGAACACTGGCGTCCCCCAACTCTCGTACCCTATCCATTGGATCAAGGCGACGCGTCATCCCGATTTTATATATGTTTTCACCAAATGAGCCAATATTTGAAATCACATATACATGGCCACGTCGTGTTTGTTGCGCCATAGACATAGCCCGTTTTTTATTACTTTCTGCTTCTGCTATACGTGCTTCCAATTCTGCAATTTTTGATTGTAATTTTGCCTGTTGTGCCCCTTGTGCGGCATTCACTTCTTTTCGGGCCTTTTCAAGCGCTTTTTGATAAGTTTCCTCCTCTTTTTGAGCTTTTATCAAAGCAGCTTCGATCTCCCTTCTCGCTTTCTCCTCCTCACGCATTTGTTCACGTATAGATTTTTGCTCCTCTTTCTCCTCATAGCGTTTGCGTTTATACTCGTAGGTCAAACGGAGTTCTTTTAGTTTTAATCTATGGTATGCTCGGGAAATACTTATCCCTTGTTTTTCATATATCTTGTTGATCGCCTCGAACGATTTCTGAATCCGTTCTTCCATTTTCAGAATATTGTTCCAATCAACATCTGCAATAAAACTGTCGCATTCCCCATTAAAAGCACGCAACATTAACTTTTTTTCTTTTTTGACCATTGCCGCTCCTTGTGAAAGGCTACCGTTCCATGTTATGTTATCTCCGCCGAGCACTGCTGAACCATTTCGGATTTCGCGTTTTTGCTGCTCACGGATTCCGAATATTTCATTCTTGTACTGTTCGGACATGTCGAACTCAAAATGGGGGTCATATACGCCATATTCGGCTAGTTCAATGGTTTCTTTGTATATGTCGGCCTCCTTCCGTAATGACTGATATGTCTTATATCCCTCTACGTATTGCTTCTTCAAATCATCTATTTTTTGATGATATTCCGTTATCGTATCTTGGGCCTCGGTTTCTTGTCGTTCCAATTCTGATAATTTGTTTGCGACGAGAGAATCGGTTTCCCGTATCTTTCTCTGCATTTCTTCATCGAGATCGACAACTTTCTGATATTGTTCAAGCGCTTTGACCTTGTTTTCCAAAACAGATTTTTCGGCGAGCAGCTGTTGGATAGTTTCTTGCAGGCGCTTGATCGTTTCCAGTTCACGTCTTTTTATGAAATCAAATAATCCCATATCTACCTAAACTTACATAATATTCCTCTTGACTACTCCAGTCACCCGCAGCAGCCGGCGGACATCCTCGAAAGGTATCTCGAATTCCGGATAGAAGTATTCACCTTCCATCGGGCCTGTTTCGTGCTTCATGTGATTGTCGCTCATACAACGGAATGCCTTTTTATCCTTGCTGTAATATAACCGTTTGAGAAATCGGTTTTCCTCGGTCTCGATTACATACACGGTTCCCGGTTCGATAAAGTGCTCGTTATATTGTCGCAGGCCGATTACGCATCCGGCAGGGTAGTTCGGGACCATGCTGTTACCATAGACCCGCATCGCAAATTCGCTGTCTTTGAGCAATCCGCCGATTTCAATCATGCCGACCGGGGCGGTTTGCGCCATTTCCATTGCATAGTTTGTTCCAGCGGCCACTTCTGCATCGTAATAGGGGATAACCTTTCCGGAACTGATGGTGGTATCGCTGTCTTGTTCCGTATTATTATGTGGTATATCACCTTTACCTGTTTGAAGCCATGATAGTGATATGTCTAATTTGGTTGATATTAGATTTAGAATATCAATGCTGGGCGTTGGGTATTTCCCGTTTCGGGGATCAATCTTAAACAGGCGATTCACTTTTTGTGATTCGTTGAATCCGAGTGCAATACAAAATGCACGAACGCTCCCATTAAAATTTGTGTCAATCAAATTTCTAATTCTTTGATTGACAGCAGGTATTTTATTAGCAGGTATCATTGTTTCAAATTTGTTTGAAATAAATTTGCTTAAATGTAAAACATGTTTTATATTTGCATTGTCAAACTAATGTAATGGTCCCCGTTCGATAAACCGAACGCAAGGCGCAAAAACAAAGGTACTAATAAATTGTGAAAACGAGGTACAATAAATCGAAGATCATGCGCAATGCCTGGTTCCTGAGAAAGATTCAGCCGACGATGGCTTTCTCGGTTTGCCTTCGCAAGGCATGGCGCAACGAGAAATTGGCGATGTTGGCCGCGAAGATCGAGGGCCGCAACCTCGCCGAGGAAGATGCGCAGGCCAAAACGACGACTTATAATCCCGAGTTGCTGAGGATTCCGGCCGACTACTACGGCGAATATGGCCGCTACTATGGTGATTGAAATAGCGAGATTCTCGCAAAACCTCGAAATAGTTATGAATAATGACGTGATCCAATCGGCCGACAGGCTGGCCGCCCTGCTCGATGAGCAGCGGGCATGTATCGAACGAATTATCGCAATACTCGACAAATAAACAATCCATGCTGGTAAAAAAGAACATAAGAAAGATCATCGTATCCCCGGAGGTGAAGAAGGAGATCGCCGCGGAGCTGGGATGCACGGTAGATACCGTTTACAATGCTTTGAATCTGACGGACCCGACGACCGGAGAACAACCTGACCGTATTCGCCGTATGGCGTTGGAGCGCGGAGGTTACAAAGGGACGACGATCAAGTGGATAGAGGAGTGATGACAAGGAGTGCGTAGCTCAGCGGCAGAGCGGTGCAGGAATGCGAAAGAGAATAGACGGAGGTTGGAAGGCCTCGCATTTCCGAGCGCAGGTTGCGGGTTCGAATCCTGCCGCACTCCCAAAATAAACCATAAAACAATACCATGAATACGAACTACGACAAAATCAAATCCGATCTTTTGGATTTCGGTGAACGAAATGGCGCCTGCATCGGTCAATATCAACGGTTATACAAGGCTGAGAGCATAGAAGATATTATTTCCGTTGTTAAAGACAATTTCAAATGGTATATCCAATATAAGGACTTTGCCGACGTGCTGATGGCGAACCTCGAGCAGTTTGCAGAGCACCGAATATGGATCAACCAGGATGTAGAAATACACGCGGGAGTAGGTTTTCTTTTGGTAACTGAGGGGTCGATCAACGTCACGAGTTATGGCGCCTCGACGATCAACGTCACGAGTTATGACACCTCGACGATCAACGCCACGAGTTATGGCGCCTCGACGATCAACGTC